GCTCATCTGGATTATGGTCAGACTTACGAGTTGAGTGCCGACTATCACCGATCCAGCCATCCGAGGTGCGATCACGATCGCCGAAACAATCATCGAACTGTTCTCGAAGTTGTTGCCCTGCCTTGCATAATTTAGGTTTCATCCAAGTAGTAGGCGAACTTCTTCTTCAGTAATACCTAAACGCTCAAGAAGTGCAGCCTTTGAGTTTGCTTTTAATTCATCTTGTTGGGCTTTCCATGCATCAAATTGCGCAAATCCATCTTCGAATTGTTTGCGAGTAATCGGCTTAATTCCTTCATCATATTGAATAGAATCAAAATCATCCCCAATAATTACCCAACCCCCAGTTGGAATGAGCATGAGCAAAACATCTGAACCTTTAGCCATATCAAGCACCAATTTCCATAAGAGTGATAGTTGAAACCGAGTTGTTTGCCCCTGAAGCGTAATTTTGAACATAAACAACGCTGACATTTTGTTGTGAGCAAAATTGAGTTTTGTAAGTTACTGCTGAAGTGGTTGCTGGAGAATCCAAATATGAACTAGTGACAGAGCCAATATTGTTGAAATCGCTTGCCGCTGTATAAGCGTTGATATCGCTCATTTGTAAAATATCAGTTGAATCGCGCCGTAGTTTTAGATGCATTCTTGTTGAACCTGATTTTGAAACGCCCATTTGTGAGACTATAACTAGAATTTTACTTGTTGAAGCGGTTGGTGTAATTGTCGCAGTAAGTCCAGTATCAACAAAAGTGCTAGTTGTTGATCCAACCTCAGTTGAATAGGTGGCGTTTACAACCTGTAAAACTTTACCGCCACCGGCAGGCGAAGCCCATTTAAGTCCTGTTGCTGCTGTTGAATCAGCAGTTAAAACTTGACCGTTAGTGCCTACTGCTAATCTCGCTGGAGTATCCGCAGCAGTTGCGGCGATTAGATCGCCTTTAGCATCTACGATCGCATTCTGAATGGCGTTAGAATCATCCTGAGCAACCCATGAATAATCTAAATCTGTGTTAGAAGCCTTAGCTAGTACTTGACCAGTTGTGCCGCCTTTTAGGTCGACTAGGGCTGTGTCAATATCTTGCCCAAGTGCAGCGATGGCAGTAGCGCCATCCTTTACTAAGTCTGTCGATTGGGGAATGTCCCAGCCGAAGTTGGTTGTTGTTGTTGCCATTAGGCTACGACTCCTATCGCGTTGATCCATGTAAGGGTTGGACTTAGAGTGTTCCAAGTCTCTGCTGCATTTACCTGCTCCCATTTTACCGCAACTTGGGAGAAGTTTATTGGAGAAGCGTTGAAAGTAACGCTTAGGTTGTTTAGGCTTGCTCGGAATGTCCAGCCTTCGATATAGCCTTGGAATGAGCCATTAGTTATATTGCCGGGCAGGTTCTGAATCCATACTGGCTGACCGATAAAGATATTGATTAAAGCATCTCGATCAGAATCATCGATTTCAGGATTACCTAGAACAAAAGTTATGGATTCAAATTTAGGATAAGGATTGGCTCGAAGCTCGATGTAGCGATCGGCCAAGGCTTTTGCATCAGCAGTATGTTTAATCCTAGAAGTAAATTCTTCGGCATATACACCGTAAAGACTTTGACTAGTTGGATCAGTTGCGGTGTAAGTCTGATTGGCGTTGTTATCGTAATTGATAGTAAAACTGTTACGCAGATCGCCTGCTCGAGTAGTAGCGGATAAACCTAAGCCATTGGCATGGTTGGCATCTAAGGTTGTGTATCCGTTAGCCGCTAAATAGTCTTGGCGGTGTGTTTGGTCTGCATAACCGATATTGCCATTTGAATCTTCGTAGATAACGCCGAAGGCCGAGTTCGCGATATCTGCACACAATGAATAAAGATCGGTGTTATTAGATGATCGAGCAATCAAGGTATAATCCCCTGGTCGATCAATTTCGCCTAACCCTAGATTTACCGCATTATTCCAAGTCTCGGTCGGGTCATAATTTGCCCAAGTCTGGGCTGCTGGCACTTCATTCCATTGACCGAGCAAATACCCTGAAAGAAGGGTGTAAATCTGATCTCCGTCTTGATCTTGGCTTAAAACTCCAGCATCGATAATTCGAGGCAGTTTAGATAAGGCTCCAAGAGCGGTAATAGTGGCAACGGTTGTATAACCAATATTGCCTGCTCGATTAACTCCAATAGTAAAATCTGAGATATAACCGCCGAAGATCGGGACATAAGCACCAACCGAGTTGGTCACTTCTACTGCTAGCCCGGTGCCTACCGTAAAGTCATAACTTGAATTGTCTAAGTTCATCAACTGCAATTGGCAATAGCCTGCAAGCGGCTGAGTATTTATATCGGTGCGTCCAGATGTTATGACCAAGTTGGCAATAGTTACATCTGTTGCTTCAAGGCCATCAATTATGACTTTATAGGCTGGGGTATAAACGGTCATTAAAAGAAGGCTGCGCTTCCTAGGGTTCCTCGAGCTGAGGAATCATTGAGAATGCTTACGATCTGGCGAGCGGTTGATTCGCTATCGATTGCGCCATTAACGGTGATATTTGTGTTTCCACCGCTTACATAGCGATAAGCCGCTATTGGCTCATTAGGCATCGGTGGCGTTGGTGCAGCCATTGGAGCCGCTGGAGAAGATGCACCAGTTTCAAACGATGCGTTATTAAATGGATTTAGGGCTGATCCAATCTGCTTCGATATTTCAATTACTCGCTTAATCTTGTTGTAGAGATCATCGAAGAATGAAACTACTCGAGCCAAGCCATCGATTAATCCGCCTACTGCTGCGCCCAAGATTTCGAACGCTTTGCCTAAAGTCTTGCCTAGAATTGGCGCTAATACATCGCGAGAAAATTCAGCGATATTCTTGAATAGATTTATTAGCGGCTTTAATTCTTCGCTGTTATCGTTGAGTGAATTCTTTACCGAATTAAATGCTGATCGAAGGCCATTGATAATTGGGTTTAGGAACTCCATGACCGGGCGAAGCTTGTCTCCAAGATTGCTCGTAAAGTCTGCGATTGCAGGAATAACCTTGTTAACGATTACATCGACCATTGGAGTTATGGCATCAAGGATGTAAGCGCCTACGGTTTCCTTGCCTTCATCGAAGGCGATCTGAAGCCGAGTCAACTTGCCTTGGAATGTATCTGCCTTAGCCGATGCCTGGTTCTCAAAAGTGTCTGCCAATTTGGCGGTGATCTGATCCATGCTCATAGTCTTGAGTTGAGCGGATGTAAGTCCTATACCTAACTTGCCAAGTGCGGCTGTATTGCCTTCGGCTGCCTTGGCCATTGCATTAGTAACGGCTTCTAGAGATTTGCCTGAACCTGCTGCAACATCGATGGCAACTGTCTGTAACTTCTGAGCCTTTTCAACATCCCCAGTTGCTCGGGCTAAGCGCTCTAAGGATGGGCGAAGATCGTCATCTGTAACGCCGAATGCCAGAGAAGTCTGGGTTATGTAATCTTCAGTAGCAGCAATCTGATCTTCCGTTGCGCCAGTTACATTCTTGAGAGTAAGGGCTAACTTTTCTTGAGCGGCTGCATCTGCAATGGCTGACTTAACGCCATCGATGGCTAACTTTCCTGCATAGGCTACGGCTGCTGCGCCTGCTGCTGCGAATGCTAATCCAGCCTTCTTGCCGAAATCTGAAACTTTATCGCCGAAGGTTGCAACATCTTTATCGGCTTTATCAAGATTCTTAGTGAAGTTATCGACATCAGCAAGAAGCTTGAGCGTTAACGCTCTTGTACCTGTTGCCATTAGCCCCACTCCTTCAAAATCTTAGTAAATGATTCTGTCCATCTAGCCACGATCTGCGGTTGAATCTTGCGAAGCGTTGGATAGATGAACCAGCCCTTTGAGCCTCGACCTTCGCGGCCTGACCAAACAGGGAACTGTCTAAACTTATTGGATCCGAATTCAGTACCGCCCCAGATGTCCTTAGTGGTTGCTCCACCTGAGAACTTTTGAGAAGCGAAGCCATAAGTAATCTCACCGATACGGCTTGACTTCTTAACCCTTGAACCCTGAGCAATGCGCCCTGAGACTTTAGTGTTATTACCTCTGCTGGCAGTTTGAATAACTTCAGCCCGGGCGAATTCGGCCAGAGCGCCTGATTGGCGCTTGGCCTCTTCGTTTGCCTCTTCACCCATATTCTTTAAGGCTTTAAACACTTGGCGCAGTTCAGTTTGGTCAAGTGCTACTAGTTCACTTGCCATTGCGCTGCTCCAATACTTCTATCGCCGTGAGAATATCCTCGGCACTTTGCCAATGATCCATAGGGATCTGAGTGGCTATTGCCAGTTCAACTAAGAGTCGGCTTACGCTTCCTCTTGGATGACTTTTGGGTTTCCTTCACCTACTTC